GGTGGCGTTGGTTCCGGTACTCCGGGAACGGACGGCGCTAATGGCTATATTACGTTTACTTGGTCTTAGGGGGCGCAATGAGTTCTTCGATGTCCATTGTTCAGCAGATTAACAACAATCTTAAAAATGCTCGAACTGCGTATGATGACGCACAGGCTGCCGCCATGAAGGATATGGAAAGACTGTCTCCTATCTATCATCGCCTAATAGATGTTGACGGCGGGTTTTTTAAGAAAAACTCGGTCATATTGTTTTTTTCTGGCATCGTTGTTGGCGCGGCTGCAATAGAGCTGCTACGGCTCCTGTAGGAGGGATGTATGTCGTTTGATCCCGTTTCTGCCGCCCTAGACATTGGCGGTAAAGTCATTGACCGGGTGTGGCCCGATCCAGCGCAAAAGGATGCGGCCAAGCTGGAGCTTATGAAGCTCTACCAGAGCGGCGATCTGGCTCAGCTTGCGGCCCAAACTGAGCTTTCTAAGGGCGCAGCGGAGATCATTAAGACTGAGGCTAGTGGCGGTTTTCTGGCTTCTAGCTGGCGGCCCATTACTATGCTGATCTTTGTGGGGCTGATTACGGCCCGTTGGTTTGGCTGGGCAGCTCCTAATCTGCAGGAGGCCGAATATCTCAAGCTCTGGGACATCGTGCAGCTCGGCCTTGGCGGGTACGTTGTGGGCCGGTCTTTTGAGAAAATCGTGCCGTCTATCGCGGACGTAATTAAGAACAAGTAGCCGGGAATAATTTCCGAGCCATTAAAACCAGACGCTCCATAAAGGGAATGTCGCCACCGGCGGCGTAAAGAGCTCTGGCGAGACTGTAGGGGTTTATCCCGTGGCCCCGCCAGAACTGCTCTTCCCCCATTGAATGCTGGGATTCCGGCCCGTGGACATGGTGTCTGGGGCACAGGGGCAGCACTCGCCAATCATCAGGTTTCATGCCCTTTCCAGATAGGTCTGCGCCATCTTTCGCGCTGGCATACCGGACGTGGGCCACATGAACCCCGACTGTTCCACAGATGACGCAAGGAAGCTGGGCAACGTAGCCCTTATGCGCCTTGTCAATCTTCCGTGGTTGTCTCTGCCGAAGCATGTTTGGCCTTAGTAACGCGGACTATGGTCGAGCCGGGGAATGCTTCCAGCACGGCTCGAACCATGTCCACAGCCCCTAAAAAGGGATTTCGTCGTCCATATCGCTTGTATCTACCACGCGCTTCGGAGCGGCCTTGGTTTTTGGCTCTTCCTTTAGCTTCAGGGACAGGCTCATAAACTTGCCCTTTTTTCCTTCTTTGATCCACGCAGACAGCCAATGTTCGACGCCATCGACATTCATGCTGCCAGTGTAATCAGGATGCTTGTCGTTTTCCTTGCGGTCATTCTTAAACAAAACGCCGCGATTGGTATTGTCGTACTCAGCCATTGGTGTCTTCCTTTTTTGCAGTCAATGCGTGGTGCCTGTCATCTAGCGCCTTGATGACATATGCGTGAGTTACTTCACTAATGTCTTGTATGCCTTTCAGGCGGTCTGTGATCTTGTTGCGAAACCACATCAGCTCCTTGGCATCGTTAATCTGGTTGGCCTCGGTGATGATTTTCTTGGCCTCTTCGACGTGGGACGCATTTTGTGCTTTTGGGGCAGCTTTTTTCTCGGTCCTGACGGCCTCAGTGGCGGCATTGCCGTCATCATCTTCCGGGGCAATTCCCATGATTGCCATGAGGCCGTACCTGCGGGCGTAGGTATATGCCGATCCCAGACCCTGCATATCGTTCTTGGCAATAATTAGGGGAGTATAGCCCTCCATCCACTGCCCAGACGTATGGAATAGGCGGGTAATTAGCTGGCCGTCACTAATGGACTGCCAGACGGCCAAACCATTAGAAGACAAGGCGTCTGAGCAGGCGTCCATGACGGCCTCAAGGTCGGCGTACTTAGACCGGAAATGAGAGTTGCTGGCAGTTTTCTTGACGGCCCCAACTTCATGCTCGGCCTTGATGTAGGCGGGAATGATCTTGTCTGTATTTTCACTCGTTCTCATTTTGTCTCCGATATTGTGAGTGATCCTGATTTAGACCTCTTTATTAGAACGCCGTGGCCGTGGGCCTTACCGACATCGGCGGGTACTAGGTTTTTGAGGGTTTTTGCGGCCTTTTCGTAAATTTTGGCCGAATCCCGGTGAAGCAGCCAGTCAGCGGCTGACATGGCCCACTCGTTGTGGCCCACCATACTGACCTCCCGGAGGGCCTCAAGGGGCACCGGGGCGGTCTGGGGTACAAACCCGGATGGCGGAAATTTGCCCTCCACAGCCTCCCAGAAACGCTTCTCAGCCTCAAGCAGGGTCATCATATAGCCCTCGTCTAACGCCACCTCGAAGACCTCGTGCTTCTGGGTGCCAATAAAGACAGACAAAACGGCATTTTTGACCTCGTCGCAGAACATATTGTGATGCAACTGGGCCATATATCGCTGGACGACCTCCTCGATGTTTGAAAAAGCGTTAACGTGCTTAGCCTCCCAGATCGCGGGCTTGCCATCCAAAGTCACCGTGGACCCGTCCAGCTCGCACCGCATGTAGGGGTGCGACCTTGCGACGCAGGATGCGTTCCGGGCGGTAATCTCCCGGCCCGTAACATGGCTATAAAAATCCGCGTTTAAGTCCTCGGTCACGGAGCCGATCTGGACCGGCAAAACCCATGACAGGTCCTCCGGCTCAATCTGGCCCAGTTTCTCCTGCCAGAGCCTGTATATCCGCTCGGGATCGCCAGCCATGATGATATTGGCGTCTGACCCGCCAATGCCCTTCCGGCGAGCTTCGTGCCATTGCGCAGTTTTCTTCATGCTGCCACCAGCGATGGCTGCGCCAAAACGGCCTGAATGCGATCAGCCAGCTCTCCAGCCTCCTTGGAAGACATTACAAAGCTGGCACTGTGATTGCCGACCCGGAGAGACACAATGTCATCTGAGCCGTTGTTATATTTGACAACTTCTATGGGGGTTGATGTTGAAGTGATAGTCACGAAGGCCATTATTTGCTCCTCTATTGCGATTGGGCCGGTACCTTTAGCTACAGAAAGTTACTCTTGCAGTCAACCGCAAACTAGTACAAATAGTTCCGGTAACTTTTTGTACGGGTACAAATGCACAACTTTCGACAGATTATCGACTACTGGGACACCTACGCCGATCTAGCATTGGACATTGGCTCTACCCCTGCCGCTGTAAAACAAATGCGCCGCCGGGACCGTATTCCATCGCGCTATTGGCTGGCTCTTGTGGCCTGCTCTCAGCATCGCGGCCTGAAGCTCACTTTTGCCAAGCTGGCCGAATTGGCCGCTGAGAGGGGCAACCAGTGACAAATTACTTCACGGTTGTTTTCAACGGGAGCGTACTGGACCTGCAAGAAAACCCCTTGTTCATTCAGTCTAAGTTTGGCTTTCCAGAGCGCATCACTGACGGCGACGTCATTTCAGAAGTCGAGGAGCTGATCGACATGCGGAATCAGTTGCTCAGGGTACTCAAGAAGTGCCGCAAGGTTCTGGACGATCTCCCCATATCGGCGCACGGGATGGCAGACGTTGATGGCGTGATGGGGGAAGTAGACAGAGCTATTTTCGAGGCTAAGAAAAGCAATGTTTGATAAATATCCAATAGTGGGCTTTCTTCTGTCTGGCGTCATCGTGTTGACGGCTCTTTATATGATTTGCCGCCTGACAGGATGCACACCATGAGCAATATGCCCTTCAGCGAACAGTATAGGGTTATTGCGGAAGAGTGGGTGGACAAAGACGCTGCGGCTCGTCTGTACGACGAAACAAAGTCCGCAGAACTTGCCCGCCTCAAGAGTTCGTTCGGTGACATCCCTGATAGCCGGGCCGAGAGACTTGTTAAGTCGGGCCCAGAGTGGGCTGCATATATTAAGAAAGTCGTGGACTCCAAAACAGAGGCCAACCGCGCCCGTGTCAGGCTTAAGGTTCTTGAGATGCGATACTGGGAGTATCAGGCAGCCAACGCCACTGCGCGGGCAGAAATGAGGATGGGATGAGTGGCCTAACCCAGCGACAAAAAGACGTGTTAAATTTTATCACAAAATATTCTGAGACACATGGCATATCTCCTTCGTTTGCAGACATAGCGGTAGGCGCGAAGTGCAAGTCTAAGGCTCGGGTATATGATTTCCTGCGGATACTTCGGGACCGTGGGTACATAGATTATGCACCCAAGAAAGCTCGCAGTATTACGGTATTGTTTCCACGCGATAATCCTGACTGGGAAAACATAGCGCGGTCTCTTTACCTGCAGAATATAGAACTTCGTGTAAAGCTGTATGAGCTAGGTTTGCAGCCTGATGTTCCTGCATTGGAGTTACCATGACCAACATGATCGAACGGGTGGCGAAGGCTATCAATGACGTTTACGAACCCGGTTATTATAATCCCAAAAGTCTAGCCCGCGCCGCCATTGCCGCCATGCGTGACTGCACCCCAGCCATGCTGGACGCCGGATCGGCTGCCCATCCTGCGGGCGGGTATAAGCGCGATACGTTGCTTAATGACATTATTGAGTGCGAGTGGCGGGCGATGGTCGATGCCGCGCTGACCGAAACTAATTCAACAACCAAAGGAAAATGACAATGAAAGTTCTTGTTGAAACGAAAGACGGCGAAGGTCTTGAAGCCCTTATGGGCCAGCGCATAACGCTGTTTTGCATGAACTATATCTACACCGGCAAGTTGATTGGCGTGAACGTGACTTGCGTGAAATTGTCCGATCCGGCTATCGTTTATGAGACTGGCGCATTCACTGATACATCATGGAAAGACGCACAGACGCTGCCCAACGATCTGTACATTTCGACTGCCGCTATTGAGGCGTTTGGTGTTGTGAAGTAATGCGCGG